GGATGTGCGATTGACCTATGATAAGGGATTGGACCGATACTATGGTCTATTGGAACTAGCAGAGAAGTATGAAATCTTTAAGAAGGTATCAACACGGTATGAACTGCCTGACGGGTCCAAGCAGTTCGGTAAGGCAATCCTGAGTGATCCTAAAACCTATTTCACTGAAGACGTAATGCACAAGCTGGACCTTGCAGCAGAAACGGAGTTTAAATATGGAGCAATGCAAAATGACGATACCATTCAAGAAAGTAACGACTGAGTACTTTGAGGAATTGGATACAGAAAATCCAGTGATTTCTGGTACTGTTGACAGGCGTATCAAGGTAGTAACTACCACAGAGTTACTGGTGGGTTCAAGCAAAGACCCCCTAGTAACTATCCTTTATGAATATCTATAGGAATACAATAAATGAATATCGGTGATGAAATTACCTATGAGGATTACTGTGGTGGAACCATGCGAGGTATCCTCACAGCGATTGGGTCTGACAAGGACTCCTATAACGATCTGAAGCTAAAGGATGGAGTGTTTATGTACAAATCCAAGAAGCTAAAGAAGTATGTTCCTGTCAAATCCAAGTCTATGGATTCTATCTATATTGAGGTAACATGTTTTGGGGATAGACAGGACTACATTCTTCCTAATGAGATTATCTTAAAAGTATAAATATAAAACTATGATTAAATATAGAGTTATAACTAAAGAAGTAATTATAGAATCTATATCTCAAGAAGAAGCCCTTATGTCAATTGATGTGTTGCATATCAATAATCCTGGCGTGACATACTATATTGAAGAATATAACTGGATTGCTCCAGAGAATAAACGATTAGGGCGTGATCCAGACCTTCATTAAATCCTTATAAATAGTTCCATGCAAGATTTCATGGGAAAAGATGGTTTCAGTTGGTTCGTTGGTGTTGTTGAAGACAGGAACGATCCTGCTAAAGTTGGTCGAGTTCGAGTCCGTGTTCTAGGCCGCCACAGCGAAAGTTTGACAGAGGTTAAGACTACCGATTTGCCATGGGCGCATGTGATGCACCCGGTGACTGATCCCTCTATGCAGGGATTGGGTCACACACCTTCGTTTCTAACAGAGGGTTCATGGGTTGTCGGGTTCTTTAGAGACACTGAGGCACAGCAACCTGTTATCATGGGTTCATTGCCGGGTATTCCTAGTGATGTAGCTGATCCAACCAAAGGATTTAGTGATCCTCGTGGAATTGATGTTCCCCAAAAACCATATGCGTCTAAAAAGGGTCCAACCTATGGCCCATATCCTGACGAAAGAGATAGTGGCCATGACGTTGGTGAGTCAGATACCAACCGTCTTGCTCGTGGAGTTGCATCTGAATCACACAAATCTATGATTGACCGTAGAGCTAATAGATTAAGTGGTGATTTTGATATTCCTACCGCAACCAAACCTTATCTTCCAACTGTATCTCAGCAAGCAGTACAAGAGACACGAGGTTCTTGGGAAGAACCTAATCCCAAAGGCATTGTTGCAGATGCAAATCCCTATATTTCTTCTGCGTATCCTTACAATCATGTATTTGAATCTGAGTCTGGTCATATCACTGAGGTGGATGACAGCCCTGGTGCTGAACGAATGTTTCGTCAGCACAAAACAGGAACCTTTGAGGAGATACACCCTGACGGTTCTGTTGTCACCAAGATCGTTAGAGATGACTACGAGATTGTGATTGGTAATCAGAATATTGTTATTAAGGGCTTGAATCCTGATGGTACGAAAAGCGATGTTGTACAGAATATAACGGTTGAGGGTTCAGTAAGAGAGCTCATCAAGGGTGACTACATACAGGAGATAGAAGGAGACTTCTATCAGAAGATTCACAAGAACCATCGTGTCAAGGTTGGTGCTTCTGACCCCGGCGGTAATCGTGAGGAAGAGATTATCGGCAACTATGGATATAATATTAACAAGGATGTTATAGGTCGTATCGGTGGTGACACGAATATCAATTATGAGCAGTCGGTAACGCAAATCGTTGGTGGATCATATCTCGTATCTGCTCGAGGCAAGGTGATACCTGGCTCAAATGGATTAGGCACTGGTATTTTTCTTACAACTAACTCTGATTTTACTGTAAGTGCAGTTGGTAACATATCACAATCAACTATCTCTGGTATTGTCTCTATTAAATCTGGTAGCACACTGAACATGAAGTCTGCTGCAGCGATGACAATCAATCCAGAAACAACACTGAGTCAAATCGTTGGTACTTCATGGACAAGTACTACAGGAACAACATGGGCGCATACCTCTACAGGTAATGCTGAGATTAACGCAGCAAGGATTGACTTGAACTAATGACAGAAGTAACAAGAGTAGGAACAGATAGTCATGTGGGTCATGCAAGTCCCACACCAAACCCATTTCACCAGACTGCATATGTAGAAGGTTCAGCAAATGTTTTTACTAACGGTGCAAAGACTGTTCGCATTGGTGACAAAACTAGTTGTGGTGATCCAGCAGTTGCTGGTAGTTCTACTGTATTTGTAAATGGGATTGAGGTACATAGAAAGGGTGATGCAACAGGTGGTCATGGTAGTTGGGTGCCTAATGCATCTAGCTCTGGATCATCTAATGTGTTTGCGGGAGGTTAGTCATGGTAGATTTTACAAACGGTAATTTATCTGGTGCAAGTCCAGAGTTGAATAGTGTTCTGTTAAAGTTAGATGATGCAAAGTCTGCAATAACTGATGCAATTGATGATGCAGCTGGTGCAGCGGCATCTGCATTTGGTGCTGCACAAAATGAGCTCAATGGATTGCTTGATAAATTACAAACTACTGTAATACCAGAATTACCTAAACTAAACTTACAAGCAGAGATAAAGAGTCTTACCTCTCAGATTCCCGGTACTGCATCTTATATTTCTGCTCTTGCAAAGATACAATCAGAGTTTGGGAGTGATATAAGTGCAAAGGGTCTTGAACTGGAAAGCCTTATTGCCAGTTCGGTTAGTGCAATATCAGGGGGTGGTAATCTTAGTGCGATTGTTCCTAATTTTGAAAAGGAATCGGGGAGTATAGTCCCGGCAATTGAAATTCCTCCAGCAGTTTTACAGGCAGCAGAGGCAGCAGTATCAGAGTCATTATCTACGGTGACACAAAATGCATCTGTTGAAGCAAATCTCAAAGACATTGGTGAGAAGACCGCAAAGTATCTAGTTACAAATACATTACCAACTGAAGACAGTGGTGGCTTTAAAGTTGTTCCTAACAATTTAGTTGAAACAATATCGAGCAAGATTAATATGGTGAGTGTGTAATGGCTACACTACAGATAACCAAAAAAACAATAGATGAACTTAATGCATCATCTCAACAATTGCAAAAAGTTGTAAAGCAAGGATCAGAAAGTAATATTACTCCAGCTGGTGTAGGATTTAGTTACAAGAAAGAAAGTATTTCTAAAATTTTCTTGTCTAAAGAATTAGCTGCTTTGCAAAATCATATGAAAAATAAGACAGTAGTTGTTGCAAGTGACATTAGTATTAATGGTACAACCGTTACTTTGGATAAAGATGCACTTAATAAAATTACAAAAAGTATTCCTGTTCGTGCTACAAATATTACAGCGCATTTTAATAAGAGGGATGACTTAGTAGTTAAGTATGACTACCTTTCTAATTATGATGCTGATATAGCAACCTAAATACAAACATATAAAGGATATATGTTATGAGTAGGAAAGAATCAAGAACACGAGTGTATAAATAATAGTAAAAAGGAATACACATGGGCTTTAAGGATGCATATTACGATGGTACGCACCAAGGCGGTGACCGTGCTGCCCAGATTTATTCTGACATAGATTTATTCTTTGGCCCTAAAACTGGTTCAAAAGATATCAACAAAGTTAATGATATAGCAGCAGTAAAAAGGTCTGTAAGAAACCTGATACTAACTAATCCATACGAGAAACCCTTTCATCCAGAAATTGGTTCTGGTGTAAGAGATGTTCTGTTTGAACTTATGACACCGATTACGGCATATGTTCTGACGATGAAAATTGAAGAGGTGATTCAAAATTTCGAACCCAGAGCTCGTCTTGTTGGAGTGAGAGCCCAACCCAACCTTGATAACAACGCATATGAAGTTACTATTGAGTTTTATGTTGTTAATGCACCAACAGAACTTGTCAATATGGAAGTTCTATTAGAGAGAGTACGATAATGGCAACAACAAAAAGACTTACCGTAACAGAGCTTGACTTTGATGATGTAAAAAGTAACCTAAAGACTTTTATGCGAAATCAGAATGAGTTTAAGGATTATGACTTTGAAGGTTCTGGTCTTAGTGCGCTTCTGGATGTGCTTGCATATAATACTCACTATCTTGCTTTCAATGCAAACATGCTTGCAAACGAGATGTTTCTAGACTCCTCTCAACTGAGGTCAAGTGTTGTTTCTCATGCTAAGACATTGGGTTACACCACTCGTTCTGCAAGGGCAGCCCAGGCAGTTATTAATGTTTATTTAAATACAACAGATACAAGTGCAACAATGACTGCTGGTACAGTGTTCACTGCCAGCATTGGTGAT